GGTAATTTCGAACCTCGTCTTTCAGCTAGCGCCAGAAGCCGACCATCTTACCATGGCATGATGGGATGCGCACCCTTTTCATTCATATATGTGGAAAAATCGCAATTTCGCCTGCTTTGATGTAACCTTTCGTTAATCGGCGTTATTCCGTCTTGCCGGAAATTACACAGGCAAAACTTGCAGAAATTTTAGGTGTAAGCCGTCCCCGTGTTAGTCAACTCAAGTCAAAGGGCAGGTTTGAGGGCACTTACAGGAAAAAAGGTGGGACGATTCTTTACGATCAAGAAGCAGCTGTTGCAGCTTGGAACGGCGAAATCGATCAGCTTACTACGAGAGTTGCAGGCTCAGAACAAGAGATTCCTAGCTTTAACGAGTCTCGTGCAAAGTCTGAGCATTTTCGTGCTGAACTCGCCCGGCTTGACTTAGAGATAAAAGAAGAAAAGCTTTGCGAGGCCGACAAGGTAAAGCGTGAAGCCTTTTCAATGGCGCGTTCTGTTCGCGATGCGTTGAACAGCATTCCCGATCGTGTCGCCAATCAATTTGCAGCAGAAACAGACCCAGTGGTAATTCATCAAGCCTTGTCTGAAGAGTTACGCAAGGCGTTGGAGCGTTTGACCGATGGATGATGGAACAAGGTTGTATCGGCAGGCGTTCCTTGACGGGTTAAAGCCTGATCCTGATCTGACGGTTTCGGAGTGGGCTGATAAGTACAGGATGTTGAGTAGCAAGGCTTCATCAGAGCCGGGGCCGTGGCGAACTGATCGCGAGTGGGCTGATAAGTACAGGATGTTGAGTAGCAAGGCTTCATCAGAGCCGGGGCCGTGGCGAACTGATCGCACCCCATATCTACGGGAGATCATGGATTGCATGTCTTCCAGCAGCTCTGTGCAGAAGGTTGTATTCATGGCTGGCGCTCAACTCGGAAAGACTGAAGGGATCAATAACGTCGTGGGGTACATGATTGCCCACGCTCCAGGACCAGCCATGTTTGTCCAGCCGACGATTGAAATGGCGAAACGGTTGAGTAAACAGCGTCTTGATTCGTTGATTCATGAGACTCCTTGCTTGGCCGAGAAAGTTGCTCCAGCGAGAAGTAGAGACTCGGGGAACACTATGTTTTCAAAAGAATTTCCAGGAGGCATCTTGTTGCTAACCGGTGCAAATTCAGCTACTGGCTTGAGATCTGCGCCGTGTCGCTGGGTGCTACTGGATGAAGTTGATGCTTTTCCGTCAGATGTTGATGGAGAAGGTGATCCTTGCGCACTAGCTGAACGCCGTGCATCTACCTTCTCGCGTAGAAAGATCATCCTCACCTCGACGCCTACTGTCAAGGATATGAGCCGTATTGAGACTGAATATTTGGCATCAGATCAGCGCCGTTACTTTGTCCCTTGTCCGCATTGCGGTCACATGCAATGGCTGCAATGGAAGAACATTCAATGGCGAGATTCTGACCCTAAAACTGCAGCGTATGTCTGCGAATCATGCGGCACGCATATTGAAGAGTATTACAAAAGCGAAATGCTAAGAAAGGGCGAATGGAGGGGGACTTCTACTTCTGAAGATCCGCGCACTGTTGGATTTCATCTGTCGAGCTTGTATTCGCCTCTTGGTTGGAAGAGTTGGCAGGAAATCGTTACTGAATTTTTACGTGCGAAAAACGACGCTCCCTTGTTAAAAACCTTTGTCAACACTGTGCTGGGCGAGACGTGGGAAGAGGAGGTAGGCGCAAGGCTAGGCGCTGATGGGTTGCGTGAACGAGCTGAGTTTTACCCTGCCGGTGAAGTACCAGAAAAGGCTTCAATCCTTACAGCTGGTGTCGACGTTCAGGACAATCGGGTGGCAATCAGCCTGTATGCGTGGACTGAGGGAGAGGAATGTTGGTTGATCTCTCACGCTGAAATTTACGGAGACCCTGCCAATACAAAGCTATGGGATCAAGTCGATGACGTGTGTACTCGGACATATCCGACCGCCAACGGTAAGCAGATGAAAGTATCTGCAGTAGGAGTTGACTCTGGAGGCCACTACACGTCAGAGGTTTACGCTTATTGCCGTCAGCGCCAACGGTTAAATGTTTTTGCGTTAAAAGGGCAATCGCAGCGCAATAAACCTGCAATTGGTAAGCCAAGCAAAGTTGACATCAACTACAAAGGGCAAGTGCTTAAAAATTCAGCGCAGGTGTTTCCTGTTGGCGTAGACACGATCAAAAGCACGTTGTTTGGGCGCTTGAAGCACAATGAAGAAGGCCCTGGCTATATCCACTTCCATGCGGAGGCCGGTGCAGAGTATTTCAAGCAACTCACGTCTGAACGGCAAGTCGTTCGTTATGTCAAAGGTTTTGCTGTGCGGGAATGGAAGAAAAAGGCTGGTGATCGAAACGAGGCGCTTGACTGTTTTGTTTATTCCTATGCCGCTTTGAATTTTCTATACATGCGCTTCAACCGGCATACTATTTTTGAGCAATTTAAGAAGAATATCGACAATGACAATAAGGTTGAACGTAAGCCCACAGAACCGTTAGAATCGGAACGCCAGCCATTGCGCAATCGTCGCAGGTTGCGGCCACAGCAATCTTTTGTAACGAACTGGTGACGATTCGCGTTCCCGATACGATTTTCGCAGGTGACACCGTCATTTTTGACGTGCCTGCCTTTACTGATTCGGTAGGCAATCAGATCGATAGCGGTGTTTATACGCTTGTTTGGTACGCCCGCACGAATATTGCCTCAGAAGGTGCCAGCGTCACTGGAGTTGTTGAATCAGACGGTTGGCGCGTCACCATCCCTTCAAGCACTAGCGGGGCATTCGACGCAGGGCTCTGGACATGGCAAGCTGTCGCAACCTCTGGAGCACTACAGCACACTGCTGGTAGAGGACAGTTCACTGTCAAGGCAACTCTTGAATATTCAGGAACGCCGGGTGCATTTGATGATCGCTCAAGGGCTCAAATTGACCTGGATTACGTTGAAGGTGCGATCCGCACACTCGCGCAAGGTGGGGCCGTTCAGGAATACACCATTGGCGGGAGAAGCTTAAAGCGTTACAAGATGGCAGAATTGCTGCAGTTACGAGATGCCTTGAAGTCTGAAGTAGACCGCGAACGTCGCGCCGAAAAAGTCAAGCAAGGTCTCGGTAATCCTGGTGTTACCCGCGTGAGGTTTATCTGATATGTGGCCTTTTACACGACGCCGTAAGCCACTTCGCCGCAATTATGCAGGCGCACAAATCAATCGTCTGACGAATGACTGGGTCAGCCAAGGGACTAGCGCAGATTCTGAAATCAAGAACAGTCTGCGGATACTGCGGAACCGTGCTCGTGCTCTTGTACGCGATTCAGATTTCGCCAAGTCTGCGTTGCGGGCGGTTAAGAATAATGTCGTCGGCCAGGGTATCAAGCATCAGGCACAAGTCCGAATGATTCGTGGCGGACGCCTCGACGAACGCTTAAACGCACTGATTGAGTACGAATTTAAGAAGTGGGGCAAGGCTGATAACTGCCATGCCGGTGGCACGTTGACTTGGAGTCAAATTCAACAGTTGTGCATCAATAGCATGATTGAGTCGGGTGAAGTCTTTGTTCGCCTTGTAAAGCAGCAATTCGGTACTAGCGGTGTTCCTCTTGGTTTGGAGGTTATTGAATCTGACCTTCTTGACGATGATTACACCGGCTTTGAGCTCAACGGTAATCGCGTCCGGATGGGTGTTGAGCTGGATGAATGGGGCCGCCCTGTTGCTTATCACTTCCTGAACTATCACCCAGGTGATTATCAGTTCAGCTACAGCGAGATTGCAAAGAAGCGTCGCACGCGCATCCCTGCTGATGAAATTATTCATCTTTACAGCATTGATCGCCCTGGCCAAACACGAGGTGTGACCGCATTTGCTTCGGCAATTATGCGTCTGAATAACCTTAAGGGGTTTGAAGAAGCCGAGATCATCGCTGCTCGCGCAAGTTCGGCAATGATGGGTTTCGTCCGCACTCCTGACCAAGAGCTATTTGAGGATGGCACGTTTGACGATCAGTCGGTGCTTGACTTCTCTCCTGGCAGTATTCGTCGTCTTGCTCCAGGTGAAGAGATGCAGTTCTTCTCACCTACGCGCCCAGATGATGCTTTTACGCCATTTGTTGCGCAGATGTTGCGTGCCGTAGCTGCTGGTGTGGGTTGCTCCTATACACAGGTGTCGAGCGATTTCTCGCAAAGTAATTACAGCTCTTCTCGTCTTGAGTTGATCGAAACTCGCGCTCATTACAGGACTTTGCAGCAGTACATGATCGACACGCTTTGTCAGCCTGTTTATGAAAAGTGGATTGAGATGGCAGTGATGTCAGGGGTCGTGAGAATGCCTGCCTTTGACATGGATCCTGATCGATACTTTGAGTCAAAGTGGATTGCTCCTGCTGCTCAATTCGTTGATCCGCAAAAAGAGGCAGAAGCTTACAAGTCATTGATTCGGTCTGGCGTCATGACTCTTTCTCAAGTCATCGCATTACATGGCGGCGATTTTGAGGAAGTAATGCGCCAACGAGCTCATGAACTTGCCACAATGGACGATCTTGGCATTGTTTTGGATTCTGACCCTAGTGCAGTTGACAAGGCAGGCCAATCACAAAACCCTCCAGTTGAAGAAACGCCCCATCCAGAGCAACATGGTGAAGAGGAATCAAGCTAATGACTGAAATCATGCCTGAAGAAATTGTTGTGATTGAAGAAATTCGGGCAGAACCTGATGCTCTCAATGTTGGTGATTTTGTTAGCTGGGATTCCTCTGGCGGTCGTGCTCGCGGACGAATCACTCGCGTGGTCAAGGACGGAACGATTGACGTACCTGATTCTTCTTTCTCTATCACTGGGACTAGCGATGATCCTGCAGCGTTAATTACTGTTTATCGTGATGGCGAAGAAAGCGATACAAAAGTCGGGCATAAGTTCAGCACGCTGACAAAAATTGAACCAATTCGTATGTTTGAAGGCTCATCTTTTAAACGTGCGGAAAGCACAGAGTTTGCAGAAGCTGAAGATCGTACTCTTGAGTTTCCTTTTGCATCTGAAATGCCAGTCGAGCGTTATTTCGGAATGGAAGTTCTGAGCATGGACGAGAAAGCGATGGATTTATCTCGTTTGAATGATGGCGCACCGCTTCTCTATCAACACGATGCAGACAGGATCGTTGGAGTTGTCGAACGTGCATACATCAAAGACAAGCGCGGTTACGCCAAGGTGAAACTTGCAAATAATGAGCTTGGCCGCGAAATGCAAGAGTTGGTTAAAGATGGAATTATTCGCAACGTAAGTTTCGGCTACAGGATTAACGATATGGAAGAAGATAAAAGCACAAAGCCTGTCACTTATCGGGCCACCTCTTTCCAACCTTTTGAAATTTCGCTGGTGACCGTGCCAGCGGATCAAACTGTTGGCATAGGTCGTGCTTTCACTCAAAATGAAGGCATGTCTACGGCCTCAGCCGTAACAAGTTCACCCACTATCTCCAACATGGAAGAACAAACTCCAAACCTGGAGCTTCTTCGTGCTGAGGCCTCAGAGGCCAAGGCAAAGGAAGCCGCAGAAATGCTTGCCCTTGGTAAGCGCACTCAAAACGTTGATTTGGCCCAAGATTTCGTAATGAATTCTCGGTCACTCGACGAACTCCGTTCCGCTCTCATCGAAAAAATGGGTTCTCAAGTCAAGCCCGTTGATAGCACTGCTGGAGAGATTGGCCTTTCTGAAAAGGAAACGCGCTCATTCTCTTGGTTGCGTGCAATCAACTATCTCTCCAATCCTGCTGACCGCGCTGCTCGTGAAGCTGCTGGTTTTGAGATTGAAGCATCCGACGCTGCTGCTGCAAAGCTTGGCCGTCAGTCCCGTGGTATCACCATCCCTCAGGACATCCTGAGCCGCGACTTGGCAACTAGCCCTGCATCTGCTGGCGGCAACCTCGTTGCTACTGATTTGCTGGCTGGTTCCTTTATCGACCTGCTTCGC